GTTCCGGCGACAACCCTTGGTATGCGCTTGCTCACGAGATCGGAGTCTGACTAGCTGAGAAGTCCAGGTTCAGCGTTGAAAAGTTCGCCGTCTGCAAGACTTCCCACGTCATCTCGACAGCGGCCGTACCGACCTTGCCTTGCGGACCATGATAGCGATCCTTGTGCACCCACTGATCAGCGTCATACCGGAACGTATAAACGCAGTTCCACAAGTTGCCGCCGTCATCCGACTGTGCATCCAAGTCGAAAAACAGCAAGGTCTTCGCCGCGTACTCTCCGATCAACGCGCTGTTGAGCTTACCGACCATGTCTCGAGCCGTGAAGACAGCCGGTGATTTCTCGACCCGCTCGAATACGATCCCGCCTACCGGCTTGAACACACGCGCCTCGGACAGGTACGGCTGCCAGGTCTTGTACTGAGCGGGCGCGGTCAGCTCCATCGCCGTATCGGTGATATCACGCGTGGTCGTTACCTCGCGTACACCGGCGCTGATTTGCTTAACGTCCTGCCCATCATTACTGACCGGCTCCGGCTGATTGAACGATGAGATGTTGTTTCGCGCCGAATATATAACGGTGACGAACGCCGCGTTCGGACCGCCCGGCGCCACCTCGTGGCGCACCACATTAATCCCTGTCGTGCCCGGGTAGGTGTCGCCAAGCTGCGGCACACCAGGATCGAGCGACGCTTCGATTAGCTGTCGCTCTGGCGCCTCGATTAGCTCGGAGACACGGTAGACCCGCTTGATCTCGAAGCCGGAAAGGATCTTTGTGTAGCTGTGACCATTGACTAGATCTGGAGTAACGACGGTCATAGCAACCTACCGCTCTCGGCAAGTACGCCTTCGACCCGCTCGCTCGAGTCCGCGATGCGACGGAGCTGCGCCAACCCTTCCGTGGTGCGCGTATTAGGAAGCCCTTCTATCGGCTGAGGGAACAACTGCTCAGGCGGTTGATCGTCCCTTATGATTGAAAGACCGGGCCGTCGCCCAGCAGGGGCGTTCGGATCATCAACTATCGAGTTAATCCCGAGCTGGCCCAAAGCCGATTGGATCCCCTCGAGAACCTGCGACAGCGGGGCAATTCCATTCTGGATGAATTCATCTTGAGCCCTGTTGACATTCTCCACTGCCTGTTGAATCCCCTCAAAGGGCAGCTCCGCAGCGATAGCTCTCGCAATGATAACGGGGGGGAGCAACTCAGTGGCGGCAACCGTCGATCCCCTGGCCCTTCCTTCCAGAACATCGGGGATCGCATCAAGTGTCCCTTCGATCGTCTTTTCGAGGCCACCCGGGGTTATGCCTTCCGGCGTGTTGCGTTCATCAAGCACCGCAACGAGCCGGGTGATCTGCTCGACCAGCGCAGGGATCTGATCTGCCATGACCCCTTTTAGCTGGTTCATAGCTACAGCTAACTCCTGCGCAGCAATCCGGTTTGCTTCGGCTGCGTCTGCTATCTGCTTTTGCGACTGAACCAGATTACTATCCGCGATCTGGCGTATCTCAGCCCGCAGCGTCCGGCCCGAACCAACGAACAAGCCGGCGAACTGACGCGCAGCTTCCTCGCCGAGAACCTCGTTTAGATCGGTCCCGAACTTCAGTGCATTCTTACTAGCTTTCTCGGCCCCCTCCGCGATTTGCAGGAAGAGCTCGAGCCCATCGGTCGGCAAGTTGCCGCTAACACCAAGACCGAGCAGGGCGTCATAAGCCTCCTTACTTCCCTCGCGCGCTTCCTCCGCTTTCTGCCCAAGCTGGAAAAACGCATCTTGCAGATCATTAAGGTTGGCTTGACCTCGAGCGCCGACAATCTGTAGCGCTTGGATCTCCTCAACGCTACGACCGAGACCGAGTGCCGCGTTCTCGATGTCCTGCGCAGCTCTAGACGCAGTCGCCCCGAACGCAAGCAATCCAGCGCCGGCACCGGCAATGGCGCCGCCACCGATGAGCGCAAGCCTGCGAGTGAGCCGACCTACCGAACGATTGAGCCGCCGGAATACCCCGCGCGTCAGATCCCGCGCACGGATTACTAGCGTTACTTCGGGCCGCGCTGCCACGGCTTACGGCTGCGCTGACCAGACCAGCGGGTTAGCGCCGTCACCGGCGAAGTTAGCTGTCATCTCGATCGCCCCATCCGCCGCACCGGACGGCGAGAAGCTCATGACCGTGGCCTTGCCGGTTAGCTGCGGCAGACCGGTACCGGTGCCCTGCGGATGCAACGCCAAGTCCTGCGGCGCGTCCTGCCCGAGCTGGGCGAGAATCAATGCCTGGCCGGCATCGCTGTACTCGAAGAACAACTCAGTTTCGAGACGAGTCACGATGTTGCCGGGAACGAACGAGCCGTAACCGGTACCCATCACTGTCGTGTCGATCTCATTCGCCTCGCCCGGCGCATTCCAGCTCCGGACCTCGCCGACCGCAGTCGGGGTATCACCGAAAAGGATTACACCTAGTCCTGCTTTGTTGGCCATCTCATCATGCCTCCGGAGTGTCAGGCGCGCCGAAGGCGGAGCGCCAGCTAGCCAGGTATTGCACAGACCGAACGCCGATAATGCGATCGGTTTCGCTGTCCATCTCGAGCTCGGAACTGACCGGCGTCACCATCTCCACCAGCCCGCCGAGGAACAGATCGGACGCGAGTGCCGCCTCTACCTCGAGCTCCATCGCGTCGATGGTGTCGGCCACCACGTCGCCGTCAGTGCCGTCAGCGTGCAGCTCGAGGGTCAGAGCCTGCGAGTGCTCGACGTCGTAGACAGGGGAACCCATCGCCCGGTTGCCAGGCTCGAGGTCGTCATTCCCCGTCGAGATGATGACCAGCGGGCGGAGCGTGGTGTCGATGCGGTGACGCCGCTCGACGTAGACGTTCGCCCACGTCGGCGACACGACCGCGTCTAACAGCGCTTTGACGGCGAGTCTGATTTCGGTGCGGTTGTGGGCCACGGTTACAAACCGAGGACCAGCACGAGCAGACCGGTGCCGTCAGGCTCACGCCCGACGACCCGGTAAGTCGTGTTGTTCACGAAAACAACATCACCGAGGCGGGCATCGGTGAAGTCCGCCTCGGTAACCTGATACGTCGCCGCCACGCCATCCGCCGAAATCAGCGCACCAATATCCGTAAGCTCGCTAATTTCGTCATAAATGCCGCACGCCGATCGAGTCAAGCCACCCTGAGGGGTGAACGTGCCGTCCTTCTTTCGGGCGAATTCGCCCTCCGTAAAGACGGCACGCGTCTCGACTGCGATGGCGTCTTGCAGCTCCATCCTTACGCGCCGGCTACCTCAGCCCACACCATCCCGCGCCAGTCGCGCGGCACGACGTCGTACACCATGCGGACCTTGTAGTGAACCGCATCGGTATCCCAGGCGTTCTCCTGCTCGAGCGTCGGAGTCTGCACGCCGTTGAGGAAGAACACCTCGACGTGCTGGCCCGGCCGAGAAGCCGCGAACCAATCGGTGGTATCGGTGAGCTGCTCAGTTGCGATCGCTTCGAAGGTGTTACGCACCGTGTTTGCGCGCTGCGCTGCGCCACCAGCATCGACCAGAAACTCAGAACCGGCGAGGTTCATCGCTTCGTCCTCGAGCTCGAGCGGCACCAGCACGAAACGCAACCGCGCTGCCACGGCTTGCGGATTAGTGGTGTTGTCATCCGTCTGACGGCCCATCGCGACACGAGCGGCCACGATCCCGGGCAGACTCAGTGCCGTTGCGGTCACGTTGCTATGCGCAGCCGAGAAGAGCTGATTGGTATCGCGCATCACCGGACCGGATGCGCCAGCGATCTGATTCAACAGCAACATCGCATAGACGTCCGTGTCGACCGTCTTATTCGCGGCCTCACCGGAGCTCCGCATCTGATCCGCGAAGCTATTGACATCGTTGTTAACGACCGCTTCCCAGGTGTACGAAATCAAACCACCGCGCTTGAGCGCCTGACCGTATTCCCGCTCATCATGCCGGGTCAGCGGGGCATAGTTATCATTCTCAGCCACAACAGGGAGCTGACTGGTATGCGACAAGCGCGGCACGGAGAACTGCTTGAAGTCCGGCGTGCTACCCGTACTACACCACCGATTCCAGGTTACCTCGGCGCGATCGAATCCATCCATCGCAGCTTTGAAACCGATATTCTCGGTGACACCCGGGAAATCCGTGGTCTCGTACTGAGCCGTTCCCGGAGAGATGGCGCGCATTCCGATCGCCATCTTGGCGATCTGCTCGGAACTCTTGCCCATCACGTTGAAGTCATGCGCCTGCAAGATGACGCGGGCCAGATCAACCGCCGGCCAGCCTCGATA